TCCGCCCAGGCAGCCATCGTGAGAAGCATTGGGACGCTGATAAGCGCGAGCGCCAAAATGCACCTCGTGGATCAGAATTCACTCATCGGCTTAATCAAACTCCAGCAGGAACTGTATGAGTGGATGGCAGACGAGATGGAAAAAAAACCTGCCGTCGCGCCAATCATTGACGACGAATCGAAAGAAGAAGGCTTAAGGCTAGGCCTTCAAGAACTCGATGGTGCGCTTCTGTGTTTGGCAAGCGTTCTCATCCGGAGCGGGTTCTCGACCGATTCAGTGGAGATCCAATTATTTCAGGCTGGCCTCGATCGCTTGAAGAAGCTTCGCGCCAAGGCTCGGGACGAACTCTTAGCGATTCAATCGTATCTGCGCGCCAAGGCAGTCAACGAGGAGGTGGATCATGTATCGGCTGATTGAACGATTCGCCTTTGGCGTTCTCCGAATCATCATCATGGCCCTGTCCCGCGGAGGGCACCATGGTAAGTGACATAGACGTAGTGATTCTGCCAATCATGAACGACGTGTTGGACTCGATGATCGGTGCCGTTGAGCAGTTCAATATAGGGGGGTTCGATTCCTACATCAGTCTACTCAACTACAACTTGGGTGGGATTTTCGGTGCACTTGAGACCATCGGCGTTATTCGACCGGAAGACGGCAAGGCCATGCGCCAGATGCCTGAGCGGCCTTGGGGCAACAATCCAGATGAAGTCGCAAGGCAGCAGGCCGCGTGGAATGCCTGTGTGGCCTTAGCGCGAGCGGTGAGGGGACTCAATAGGCTAGGGGAATCGGTCCTTCGTCGTCCTGGCATGGAGCGAATGCCATCGATTCATCGTTCACTCGATCGGTTACTGGATCGAATCATCGAAGAAACATGCCTGGATAGAGAGAAACTAAAGCCTTTCCTATGGAAAAGATAAAAGCTCTTTGAGGTGTTGCGGAAAATTTGCACGGATGACGTAACATTTCTTGGCGCGACCCTGAAAGTAGCCGACGTTAACCGTCCCGGTTACGAGTAGGGTTCCAAAACCTGTTGTCCCGAGGGCCTCGCGCAACCGGCTTGCCGGATCGGGGCACATTGATTCCCGACCCGGCTGCTCACGGTGTTAATAGTCGATGTCTTCGACCAATTCCTGCTCGAGCCTCTTGATATCTTCCAAGGTGAGTTCTTCCTTGGTTTTCTCTTTCCCCAAAATTCCGGTGCTCCAAGCCTTCATGTCTTTGAGTTCTTTCCCAGCGTTTTTGTATTTTTGAACCAGCCCCATTCGTGCCTGACCCAATTCGATGGCGGCAACGTTCTCGGCTGTTTTCTTTTTGGATTCGCGTTGAACAACTACTTCCTCAGGATCGCCATGGCCCGATTCAGCGAGGTCTTCGATGTCTTGCGTGAACTTGTCACTACACCGCGCAAGCCCAATGGTGGCGTCTACCAAAGCGCGCTTTTTTGCCATCTTTAGGATGGTGTTCCACAGGGTATAGGTGTCATCGTTTGGCACCCTTCCGATCTCTTGTTCAAGAATGGCGGGGTCATTTCCAGAGAACTTCGCCCCGCAGCCGCCATTTTTGGTGTAGCAAACAAATCCGCCGCCATATTCCTTTTTCCCCGGACCGATCTTTTCCTTTTTACACTTGGGACACTTCCGACCTGTATTGCGCCAGCGGTATCTGCCTTCTTTCGAATTGGCGGAGCCATAACCCTCGGCTAGGCATGTGTCGCCTTCACGTGAGATGATTTTCACTCTGAACATGTAGCTACAATCGCCAGTCTCCCAATCCTCTCGCTTTTCCAAAAGCTCATAGCTGGGGGTGCATCGGAACAGCTCGGTCAGTTTTTCGGCACCCGGCTTCAACAGGGTAGGTTTGGCTGTTCCCGGTATGACACCAAAGTCCACGCCAGGGATCATCTGATCATTAACGAACTGGCCTAAGAGTTGGCGCTGTTCCTTCGCCTCCGCCAAAGCCTCGGCCATGACCATTGCTTTTGCGGTAGTCGGTTTCGCCACCAGCTGCGCCACATTGGTTTTGACGAGCGCGGTGTTGCCTCGCGTTGCTGCTTGTTCGTTCGTTTCCATTTCAATACTCCTTTCTTTCGATTGGTTCAGATTGGGCTGACACGAGATACGCTTCGACGATCCGCGTCATCGAAAGCGCATCCCTTAGGGCCGAAATGGCCTCTTGCTGCGAGACCAGGTAGCTATCAACCGCCATTACCGACCGTTGATAATTAAAGCTGCTTAGACCTTCTGGGTCCGACCTGTTTACTGTTGGTACGCCTTCATCGGGGCCATCGCTCAGCGGATCAGACATTTCGTTTCTCCCGTTTTAGTTCGTGCGTTTGTATACAAATTTCCGTCAACACTCAAGCTCTCCAACAAGCCAGCCATTTCAACACCGTTAATCTACATTAAACCTCTGACATTCAGTCGAATTCGCGTTCCATTGGTATTCAGAAAAGAGAAGGGTTGACTGGTCACGTTTAACAGAATAAGTAACCGTGACTTTGTAAATATAAATCGCTGCTTGTCACACGGCGTTGCACAAAACCATAAGCAAAGGCGGTCACATGGAGATGCGCAGAAGGGCTAAGAAAGCTGGACCGAGTAGGGTGTTACGTATTAAGAAAAGGATACGTATGGCACGTCCACCGGAAGGCATAACCAAAGAGATGATGCACTGGCTTGGAAACCAGCTGCGAATGGCGCGCGAAGCTTGCGATCTCTCCACGCGACAGGCAGCCAGAGACGCGAGCATTAGCGCTAAAACGATCCTGAAATACGAAGCCGGAAATACTACGAGCTACAATTTTTTCATCATGGACAGGCTGGCAAGGACCTACGGGAAAAAGCTCAATGACTTCTCCCTTGTGATATCGAGGGGAGAAGAGTAGAGGACAGGACAAGAGACGACTTTTTTGGTTTTCCTAGACTTGCGAATTGTTGTGGGACGGTTTACAGGTCTAATAGCTTAACGGCTCAGCAACACCTCGGAGGCCGCGTCAGGGTGCCCACACATCCTGGCCCGGCCTCTGGCTTTTGGAGAAGAACATGCACGCCTCACAGCGAGCATGCGGTACCCACAAATCATCATTGACTTTCAGTCAGGCTAGTCCGAGAGTCGCTCCACTTTACACATGGCTTAAGCGGCGGTTAAGCGTCAAGGAAGGGAGGCGGTGTTGAGCGCCCCCCGTCGAAAGACACGCGCAGAGCCTACGAGGGGGTGGCGAATTGAGAGCACGCTTTGGGCCAAGTTGTCGCGTATCTCTGCGGAAGCCACGATTGCATATCTCCGTTTTGCCACTGGAGAAGCCATCGGTCCAATTCCTGGCCTCTATCGTGCTGGTGTTGGCCGTCTCTCTGAGCTCTTCAAGTGGCCCATTGAATCCATCCGACTTTATTTCGATGAGCTCGAGCAGAACGGTCTTTTGGAACACGACCCGGATAACCTCATCGTCTTCCAACCCGAGATCATGACTTTCAATCCACCAAGAACGCCTGACTGGATTGGGCCATGGGCGTCCGAGTGGGCGACCTTGCCTGACTGTCAATTGAAATGGGGAGCGTGGGAACACGCACGTGGACTCATGGCCAAACGCAACAATAAGGGCTTTCTCAAGGCCTTCGATTTCTTTTGTCCCGAGCCATCAGTCCCAGATTCACCGCTCGGAAACACCAATGCTTCTCCTGAGAACAATTTGGAGTCAAAGCGGTCAAACCTAAATAAACGCATGGCTTGGAAAAAACTCGCTGGACCACGGGACGATGAAGAGGGACTGGTGTACTTGGAACCAGTTGATTCCAGTTTGAAATAGGGATCGACATAGGAGGGTGTGGAAGAAAACGGGATCTAAAAAACAAAGACCTCTCTCACCTAGAAGTAAGAGAGGTCTTCAATCGACGGTGCAGTTGACCTGGAACAAACCGCGTATCGGGTTTCGCAGACTCGATGCGCTCTCACTGCGGGGGAGGAACCCTGCTAGGAGTCCTCATGTCTGGAATCACGTATAGCAACGCGATCAGTGCAGTCAAGCAAGTATCTTGGGGATGTTTTTTAAACCCCGTCCTTCAAAGCCAAAATTACTCATCTCCCTTAAGGGCTTCCAGAAGACGCAACGAAAATAATAAACGCTGCGCGTCTTCGGAGCGTCTTTCACTGTCAGTCGACTTCGGGGAGGTGAGCTATGACTCAGCTCGCTGAAACCGAGCTCCTCGAGAGCGAACGCAGCAAGGGCGCGATCCTCCTTCACCGACGAATCAAAGACCTCCACTGGTACAAGGCCATGAAGGCCCAGCACCGACACGTGGTGACTGAAATCATCTGGATGGCACGCTGGCGCGACGGGATGGCCCCTTACCGGCTATCGGCCGTTCCGGTCAAACGAGGACAAGTTTTCGCAAGTGAGCTCACCATCGCAAAAGCGGCCAATTGCACGCGTCGCGAGGTCCGAACCACTCTAAAAGTGCTGCAACTCAATCATTTCATAGAATTTGAAAAATGTGGCCCAAAAGTCGAACCAGTCCGTGGCCCAAAACCAAGGCTCATAACTATTCTAAATTACGATACTTATCAGTCATTGGATTCACTTGGTGGCCCAAAAGTCGACCAGCAAAACGGCCATAACGCGGCCTTAAGGCGGCCCCATACGATCACAAGAGAAGATCACAGTAGATCACAGGATCATTTTAAATTGCCTTCGGCTGCGCCTCCGGCCGTGCAACCAGAACCTACCCAGCTGGCAATCCTTCCAGAACCAGAAACCAAAGAACCCGAGAAGCCACCAGGTCCGAGAAGCCAAAGCCGAAGCGATGTCTTGAGCTACAGGCTTACGGAAACCCTGTGGCCCAAGCTTCGAGGGGGCGGAAAATTCAGATTCAAAGGCCCTCGAGACGGGCCGGCGCTCAAAGATCTTTTGGCCCTCGGAACGGACGAGGAGATTGAAAAACGCTGGTGTATCGGAATCAGTTCGACTGGCTACCTTCGCATTTCGAACATCGGCCAATTTCTCGATAAGTGGAACGATTTAGCAGGAATAGACCTCGACCCGACAATCGCCTCGAAGCTCACGGATGCCACTGACGGATTCGAAAAACACCGAGGGAAAAACGTTGATTTGAACGAGTACCGCCGACGAATGGGGATGCTCCATGCATAGCATTCGCTCGATATCCGAAGTGCTGGGAGCGGCACTCAAAACAGCCAAAGGTGAAGAGGCTCCCGAGCCGGTATTTTCGAATAACCAAGAGGGAAAACCGCATGATCTCGAGTTCGAGGAAATGCGGCGAACTTGGGATAAACGGAACCAGGAAGAAAAACGCCGCGCCAAAAACATTCCGGTCCCCACCATCCGCGCGCTTGAGCGAGGAATTAAGCCTTGCTCGGCCCTTGAAACCGTCCGGGAATTCCTCGATGACGACGCAAAAACAGAATTGCTTTTGGCAGGCAACGTCGGGATAGGAAAGACTTTTTCGGCCGGCGTTGCATTAGACCAAACGGATAATAGCTATTTTGTCCTAGCGTCTAAAATCGTTCTCGAGGCAGGCCGCGATAATAACTTTCGCCGTTTTCTAGAAGGGGTTTCGCTGCTGTGCATCGACGAGCTCGGCAAGGAATATCAGGACGGGAAAGAGTTTAGCCGGAAGCTCATTTGGCATTTGCTCGAGGAACGCAGAAACCACGGCCATAAAACCATCCTGACCACGAATTACATCCCCGAACAGCTGCTTAAAGTCTACGCCTCCGGTGACGGCAAAGCCTTTCTCGACCGCCTTTCCGAAACCGGGTCGATCTTTGTTCCCACCGAAACCGAAAGCATGCGGGGGACAGCTTAGTGAATCGCATGTGGGCCATAGCCATTGGCGGAATCGTGCTGGCGGCTTCGGTCTATTTCGTAATCAGGAATCGCCGATTCGAACGCCGCCTCCACGGGAAAGCCGCTCGACTTGCATTTTGGCTCGCTCGGATTAATCGGAAGGATTTATGAATTTTGCTCAGAGTGGAAAAGGGCCAAGTTTGCCTCCTGAGCAATCCGAGAAGTGTGGCAGGTCTCGGAAGGTGGTTGCGATCAAAAAAACCCGCCGTATACGAAACCTGGAAGCAAGGCGGCCTTTCCTTGGACCGGTTCTGTTCGAAGTACCCGTCAAACCCCTGTCTGTAAACCAAGCCTACTGGAACAGGCCCAGTGGACAACCCGGAAGGGGACGAATCAAGACCGGGGATTTGAAGGCCTATCAAACGCTCATTCTGCAGTACGCGATCCTCGCTACCAGGAACCGAACCATTCACGGCGAAGTCGTCGTCATGCTCCGCTTCTTTTTCGAGACACTGGGAGCAGACATCGATGGACCGGTCAAACCTACTCTTGATGCTCTTCAAGCTGCACGCGTGTTCGAAAACGACAACCGCGTGCGCCTTCTCTTAGTCGAAAAAGAAAAAGATCCAGACCATCCACGACTGGAGGTGGAAGTCATGCCCTGGACGAGGCCAAGTGAAGCCCAATGACGTCTTCCACTGCAAAAAGCTTCACTGCACATTGCTCGCATCTCGATGCGTGGAGCGTCAGCTTGCGCGGTACCCCGCCTCCAAAGCTCCGGTCTACGGAATGTGTAATACGCGTGAGGAATGCGCACAGGGAACCGTCATTCGGGAAACGATTGACAAGGATTTTGTCCCGCTTCCATTCCGCGAATTCAAGACGGCCAAAGAGAGAGCAATTCAACGCGCGGCCAAAAAATTATGGCTCCAAAAACGAAGGGGACAAACGTCGATGACCGTATTGAAAAAAGTTCCAGACGAAACAGTCAGCACCACTACCGAGACCCAGGCGGTAGATCTCGTGAGTCTTGAAATGCCTACCGAGGGTTCTAAGTCGGGCAGGTTCTGCAAAGCCAAGGGTTGCAAAAGTAAGCTTCGAGTGGATTCGAGCGATCCCAATTATTGCCACTATCACTCAATTCGACTCAAACGCCGTCCCAGGCATGCGAGACGACAGGAGCGGATCGCAGAAACCTCGAGCCGAAAACAAGCGCTCCATCGATTCATCTTTGAGGCAGGCCGCGACATTGCCGATAAGGCGTCTGACTTTGCGGACTCATTTACGACTGCTCCACAAGCACTGAGGCTGCTCTATCCGGACGGTGTGAAACCGGACCAACTTGAAGATACCGCTACACTCATTCGCATCTGGGACTCCATGTCCAAAATAGCGCATTGCGACGATCAAAAAAGGGACGAGACCTACAAAGAAATATTCAGTTTCGCAGTCCTCAGGGTATCGATGGGCGCGGGAGAATCACACCGCGTTGTGCATGGTTAAACACAAGAAGGTGTGCGCAGAAATGAACACAGGGAGAAACAAAAGGAATAATCCAATAAGGGCCGACCTAGGGCCGCTGTGGATAGAAATCATCAGAGTGGCACACCGGTTGGCAACTTTAACAAAGGGGTTTAGGGACAGGGAAAAATCAAAATCCGAAAAGGAGAAGCCATGATCGACGAAGAAAAACCCTATTTCCGTGGCAGTGTCTTGCCTCTTCCAACCCCGGTACCTGAGATCACGGCACGGGACAGATTTAAAAGCTCACTCGGGCATCTCATAGCTGGATGCGCCATGCGCTATTACGATTTCGTTGCCTCCTGGCGGAATAAACACGAACTTCGAAAGGAGCGAGACAAATGGCGTCGCTAACGATGCTTAAAACCGTTCCTGCTCAGGGACGGGATGATTGGTGCACACCACCCAGGATCTTGGAACCGGTCCATAAATTCTTTGGTGGAAAAGTGGATCTAGATCCTTGCGGTAATCCGAATTCGCAGGTCAAGGCAGACAAAATATTCATGCTGCCAAAGCAAAACGGATTGGTTCTCGACTGGTCTCCCGCAAAGACCGTTTTTATGAATCCACCATACAGCCGTGGCCAGAAGAAGTTGTGGCTCGAAAAAGCGTTCGACTGGAAACGCTTTAGTACAGGGGAATATAGAGAGCTCATCGTGCTCATCACGTCGGATACTTCGGCGAACTGGTGGCACGATTATGTTCTATCGGCGGACCGCATTTGCTACATCCGAGGCCGTGTAAAGCATGGCAATAGCGACCAAGCTGCCAAGTTCCCAAGCGCGCTGGCTTATTGGGGAGAGCAGGGGAACAAGTTCGCCGCGGCGTTTCAGTATATGGGTCATATCGAGTTGCGACTCAGGAGCCGTTGGAGTCATCTCGTATGAGGGTCGAGTGCGAAATCGAGGAGACCTACCTCGAAAACGATCACCGAAGGCAATTGCCCGGTATCGTCGTGACCTGCACTCGTTGCGATCATAAATCTGAATCGTTTGGCAAAACCGAAAAGAGCGTTAAGCGCTGCCTTTTTCTGCTGCGAGAGGAATGCCCAGAATCTGAAGAAAACTTCTATTTCGTTGAAAACCCGGACTAATAAAATGCCAGCGGGCCGTCCACCCAAGTTCGATGACGAGCGAGCCCGCACGATCATTGAGCACATTCGGCGCGGCCACTACATAGAAACGGCGGCGGCCGCTGCCGGGGTCAACAAGGTTACCCTCTATCGCTGGTTAAATATCGGCTATGAGAAACCAGAGACGAAATACGGCGAATTTTGCAACGCAGTAGAAAAAGCGATGGCCGAAGCGGATATTGATGACCTCGACAAAATCCAGTCTCGCGCATTCGTTGAATGGCAAGCGGCTGCATGGAGACTGGAGCGACGCAATCCAAGGATTTTCGCTCAGCGGGTTCAGCATACCGTCCAGCTTGAGATCGATTCGTTTCTGCATCTTTGCAAAGCCCGATTAACCCAGGACGAATATGAAAAGGTCGTTGGCGTCGCCTTGGAGTTCGCCGGCCATGGCCCACGCGCGTATGCTGCACTCCCAGCACCCGGCCGAACGATTACCATTGGGCCAGTGGATTCCGAAGGTTGAACCTCGCTACGAAACACCACACCATCTCGTAAAGCTTCTTGAACTCTTGGATCGCGCGAAGCACGAACCGGTTGAAGCCGTCATCCACGCCCCACCGCGTCACGCTAAAACTGAAACCTGCCTGATGGCGATTGCCCATTGGCTTACTGAAGACCCAGAAAAAAAACACATCTACTGCTCATACAACGCCGACATCGCAGATCGTAAGAGTGCGATCGTCAGAGACTATGCACGCTATGCCGGTGTCGAGCTCAGACAAGACACGACAGCCAAGAGTTACTGGAGGACGACCAAGGGAGGCGGCCTTCTAGCGACTGGTGTTGGTGGCACACTCACCGGGTTCGGAGTTGATGGCCTTCTCATTATCGATGACCCGTTCAAGGACCGAGTGGAAGCCGAAAGCGCGGTCATTCGTGAACAGAGATGGAACTGGTTTACTGACGTTGCTTATACCCGCAGAGAGCGAGGGGCATCGACGCTCATCATCATGGCGCGGTGGCACCCGGACGATCTTGCAGGTCGGCTCATCAAAGAAAGGGGATGGCCATACATCTGCCTCCCTGCGATCGACGAAGACGGTAAAGCCCTCTGGCCAGAGAGGCACTCCGTCGAAGAACTGGGAAAGATCAAAGCCAATGGCGAATACACCTGGATAAGCCTTTATCAGGGACGCCCAAGGACTCGAGGCGGGGCGGTATTCAAAGACGTACGAACCTATCGGGAACTTCCCTTATCCGGCATGAGAGAAGCCGTTGGGATCGACTGGGCCTATACAAAGAAGACCAGCTCGGACTGGTCTGTAGCAGTTGAGATGACTGCAGCTCCAAGCCTGGCAGACCCGAAGATTCAGGACATTTTCATCACCAATGTCACTAGGCAGCAGGTGCGCACCGATGAATGGAAAGGCGTCTTACAAACCATTAGGCTGCGGAAGCCGCGCGCAAAGTTCGTTACCAAAATAGCCGGGACAGAAAAAGGCACCGTAGATCTGATGGGGATGTTGCCGAATGGAGTTCAAATAGAGGCCTACCCAGCAATCGCCGACAAATTCATTCGTGCTCAACCATTCGCCGCGGCCTGGAATAGCGCTCATGTCCATGTCCCTGAAGCGGCCCCTTGGCTTGATCTCTATCTCTCGGAGGTATTGAGTTTCACGGGCATCAATGATGACCATGACGATCAAGTGGACGCATCCGCAGCTGCCTATGATGCACTTGCGCCTACTTCGGACGTGGCACGATTTCTCCAAATGGCAACTCGATGACAGAGACCAAATCCCTGACACGCTTAGATGGTTGGCAAAACTTCATTACCCATGTCGGGACTGGATACGACAAGACCACTCGCAACCAATTCATTCCTGCAGGCCATAACCAAAGGCAGCCGTTCTTTGAAGAGCTTGTTCGTGGCGATGACATGGCCGCTCGCTGTGTAGAAGTCATCCCAGATGAAATGACTCGCGAGTGGATGAACGTGAGGATACAGGGTGATCGCGAAGCCGAAGAAGCGATCATGGCAAAACTGGACGATATGAATCTCCAGCAAAAGACCAATGGCAGCCTTATCGATGCAAATTCCTTCGGAGGAGCGGGCTGGATCTTGGGTGTTGATGATGGAACCCGAGATCTGTCGATCCCGCTCAACGAAAAAGCGATCCGCTCATTTGACTGGGTAAATCCTCTCACGCCAAGAGAACTCGTGGCGCAGAGCTACTATGCGGATCCTACCAAGGCCAAATATGGTGACGTGGAATACTACCGAATCCAGGCAACGACCATTCCACAGGGGACTCTGCTCGGTGTTAACGGGCAGCCACTCATGGCTGCAAACCTAAGCAGTCTTATCATCCACGAATCTCGGGTAATTCGGTTCGAAGGTGTTAGGACGTCGAACTATGACAAGCAACGCAATTTCGGCTGGGGCGACTCAATCCTCAATCGCGTGCTGCGCGTCATCGAGCAGTTTCAAATGGGCTACAACTCTGCAGCGATCCTACTGCAAGATTTCATGTATGCGATTTACAAGATCAAAGGCTTCGCTGACCTCATCGTCACCAACAATGCGAGTGCCGTTTTAGATCGCCTCTCTCTCATTGAACAGGCTCGTTCAATGATTCGAGCGACAGTGATGGACGCAGACGGCGAAGAATACGAACGCAAAACGACTTCACTCGCTGGGTTCCCTGAGATGCTGGATAAATTTATGGAGAGGCTCGCGGCTGCGGTGAACATTCCGGTCACCCTCCTCATGGGCCAAGCGCCGGCGGGCCTGAATGCCACGGGTGATTCAGACATTCGCTGGTTTTACGACAAAGTGGCCGCCTGGCAACGGACCAAGCTGTTGCCAATTCTGAATCGCATCGCGAAGCTCGTATTCCTCTCCCGTTCAGGGCCAACGAGTGGCAAAGAGCCAGAGAACTGGTCGATCCGATTCAATCCCCTTTGGCAATTGACTGAACTGGAAAAGGGTCAGCTGCGGTTTACTCAAGCGCAAGCAGATCAGATCTACGTCAATACACAAGTGCTCAGGCCAGAAGAAGTCGCCATTAGCCGATTCGGTGGTGATGAGTATTCCACCGATACTCACATCGATGTTGATACCAGAAAGCAAATACTTGCTGCTCCTCCCGAGCCGATCGAGCCTGAAACGAATGAACCTGAATCAGGAACGGCTGCGCCGGAAGCCGCATAAATGGCTTCCAAGTTGGTCAAGCATATAAGAGCGAGAGCGGCTGCGCTCCGTGGATATCATTTCTATAAAAAAAGGCCGCCACTTCCTCGCCAGCTGGAACCTAGAGCCCTCGAATTGGGCTACTTTTCCGAGATCTCTGCACTCCTACTCCGAGTTAAAAACCTCATCTACCATGAGGTGACTGCCAGACTGGACTCGCTCACAGAGGCGACTATCTCGGAAGCCATTCGACGCATTCGAAGTCAGACATCGCATGAGCTGATTCGCGCTCATATAAAACGAATGGTCACCGAGTATGCTCGAAGAGTCGAAATATTCCAGATCCACGAACTCAACAAGCAGCTCGTTGCGGGACTCGGATTTCTACCCGACCCGAAGGCGTTTAAGCGCGATGCCAAGTTGACCAAGGAGCAGCGAATCTTAAAGGGCTTCATCAAGGAGAATGTGGCTCTCATCGAGTCGATACCAGACCAGGAGTTAAGCCAAGTGGAGCATCTAGTCTATCGCTCCTTTAGGAGCGGTGTCAGGGCTGACAAATTAGCGGAGGACATTGAACGGCGTCATGAAGTCGCTACGAGTCGAGCGATGTTGATTGCGAGGGACCAGATAGGAAAGTTAAACGGGAACCTGAATCAGTTGAAGCAAGAGGGACTAGGAATAACGAGCTATGTCTGGCGAACATCGCTTGATGAACGTGTTCGAGGAAACCCTTCCGGGCTCTATCCCAAAGCAGACCCGAGTCATTGGGATAGGGAAGGGGAGAGTTTCTCGTGGAACGACCCACCAGAGGATGGTCATCCAGGTGCACCGATCCAGTGCCGATGCCACGCAGAGCCAGATTTATCGCCTTTGATTGAGGAAGAATGAGGCCGCTTTCCAAAAAGGAACGTACCGCGCGCGTTTCGCTAAGCCTTAGGGAATCGTTGCTCGCAGATCTCAAAGCAGCCGGAGCGCGGCAAGATCGTCCTCTGAGCTGGATCATAGAGGCCGCTTGGCGGTGTAGTCGCGAAAAAGTTCTCGCGCTCGGCGTGCTGCCGACGATCGTAATTAGCAAGGCCTCTTGACATTCCCAAGATTCGATCATCGCCATTGATCGGGACTCCAGGGAGAAGTCCTGATTGGCATTTAGGTACGACAGCTCAGAACTCAACGCCCCAGTGCGGCTGGACAGTGGTTTTCTCCAGGTAGACGCATTTCTCACTCGCACAGGCGTATTCACCTATTTGGAGCCAGATGGCTCTGTGCGTCGCGAACTGCGCTTACCGGAAGAAGTCTTTGCTCCCGAGAGCCTCAAAAGTTTTCAGCATGTACCGGTCACGGATGAGCACCCGCCCGAGTCGAAGGTCACCGTTAAGAATTGGAGAGTTAGGGCCAAGGGCCATCTGGGGGAGTCAATCCGTCAGGATGATGAGAAGGTCCGAGGCCCGATGATCATCACCGATGAGGACCTCATCGGAAAGCTTCTACGGAAAGAAAAGTATCAGGTCTCTTGCGGTTACACCTGCGATCACGAGGACAAAGCAGGGACCTATAACGGTCAGCCATACGACTGTGTCCAGCGAAAGATCCGCGGCAATCATGTCGCGATCGTGGATACCGGCAGAGCGGGCCCCGACATCCGAGTTCGCCTCGATTCAGGAGACGCTGCTCAGGCTGAACTGACCTCATCGAGTTTCCGCACAGGCACATCCACATCTGCAACCAGCAGCACATCCGGAGGAAGCACCATGCCCAAAGTAAAACTGGACGGGGTCGACTACGATCCCGGGAGCGAATCATTTCTTCAGGCGTTTGAAAAACACATCAGCGCTCAAGAAAAACTAGTTACGGACGCGAAGGACGCGCTCAAATCCCTGCAAGATGAGCTTGCCACTACCAAGGGCAAACTGGATGCCACTGAAAAGCAGCTGGCCAAGGCCGACCTATCACCCGAGCAGCTATCAGCCCTCGTCAAGTCCAGGGTGGATCTTGAGACCAAAGCGCGCCAGGTCCTGGGCAGCGATGTCCGACTTGATGCTTACGACGAACGCAGGATCAAGATCGAAGTCCTGAAAAAGCTCGACCCGACTTTCAAGGAGGACGGGATCGATGACGCCTACCTAAACGGAATGTTTGAGACAGCTCTCAAGTACGAGAGCCGATCAGCGCTGGGAGTGTTCAGAGAAGCTGCTCATGCCGCTCAAACGACTCATGTCGACGCTTATAGCGCACGCGAAAAGATGATTCAGCGCCACCAAGAAGCGTGGAAGCAGTCGCTCAAGCCCTAATCCACCAACTCCACGGAGAAGACAATGCAGCTTACTTACAATCAAACCCCAAACGTAGCGATGGCCGGCATGAAAGCCGATGCCTCTGACGATACGTGCGACTCACTCGCCAATGGCGATACCGTGACCATCCCTCCCGGAGTAGCCGTCATCAAGGGAACCTCGGATGCAAAGGCTAAGCTTCCGGGTACATCCGGCGACCACTTCCTAGGTGTAACGGTCTACAGCGCGGCCGGAATGACCGATCTCGTGAACGGTGGATATGCCGTCGCAGATGCGATGCCAGTCATGCGCAAGGGCCGTATCTGGGTTCAGGTCGAAGAGGCGGTGAATAAGGGCGATAACGCATTTATTCGCTACGCCTCGGGCACGGGCACTCAAAAAGGCGCCTTTCGAAAGAGCGCCGATACCAGCACAGCCGTCCAGGCCAAAGGCTTTGTCTACCTCACTACTGCGAGTGCCAACGGCTTCGCACTCCTTGAGGTGGATGTATCGGCCCACCTCACCACCTTCTAACCGAACTGAAAGGCGACACTAAAATGCAACCACGAATGATTCTCGACTCGGTGGAACAACTGTTCGCCGCTGTTCAGATCCAAAATGTTCAGGCCAAGACCTACGACATCCTCTACCCGCAGCTGAAGGCCCGTCAGCTCATCCCAGTCGATACCACGCCGGATCCGAGCGATGTCATCACCTACATGACCTACGATAAGGTAGGCGCCGCCAAGATCATCTCGTCCTACGCGGATGATTTGCCCAGAGTGGACATAAAGGCTACGCCGACCCAGGCAAGGGTGAAGTCTCTAGGCGTCGCCTACGGATATAACATCCAAGAAATTCGCTTGGCCTCGAAGCTGGGGGTCGACCTCGAAAGCAGACGCGCCGCAATTGCACGCGATGCATTCGAAGTCTTGGTCGATACCATCGGGTCAACCGGAAATGCGGATTATGGCTTGCTCGGTTTGCTGAACCAGCCCAATGCGCAAACGTTTACGGTGCCGAACGGAGTCACTTCGGGAACTACTTTCTGGTCAAATAAATCGCCTGATGAAATCTTACTCGACCTCAATAATTTCCGAGGCCAGGTCCCTAACACCACGAATGACATTGAAGACATCAATGCGATTGCGATGCCACGCGAGCAGTACACGATCATTTCAACGATCGCGCGCTCGCCTAATTCGGACACAACCATTTTGGAGTTCTTCCTCAAAAACAACGAAGGAGTAACTGTCACCCCTTGGCAGAAGCTCAAAGGGGCGGGCGCGTCAGCCACCGATCGCATGGTCGGATTTCGCCGAGATCCAAACGTGTTGACCCTGCGCATTCCGCAGGAGTTTGAGCAGCTGCCCGCAGAGAAGCGAAACCTTGAATACGTCACCGATTGCCATGGACGCTGCGCAGGCGTGATTGTCTTCCGGCCGATGGCGATCATCTATGCGGACGGGATCTAGGAGATAGAAATGATTTTGAAATGGAACCAGCCCAACATTCACAACATCGG